TTTAACGGCAAAATTAACCGCACTTTTAACAGAAAACAAGCCTATGTTTAATCACTTACATTTTGCTAACCGCACGACACTTTATCTTGCACAAGGAGAATTTAACGAAACACGTACCTATTTAGATTGTGCCATTCGTAGTGACGACTCGGCAAGTAAAGAACGCGTGATTGAAGCCTTAAAAAATGGCTATCGCGTGCAATCAATCAAACTGTTCAGCTGGAATGAAGAAGGTAAAGATGACATAAGTTTTACACTGACATCTAGCTTAAAAATCAACAAAATCAAGTTTTCTGGTTTTGAGAGAATGAAAAGCACCGTCAGCACCAATAGTTTCGGCAAACACGCAGCAGAATTTGAATCCTATATAGCCCGTCAGTTTGTGGCATTGGACAAGATTGTGAAAGGCATTTTGCTTGGTTTTGTTGAAGGCACAAAACTCGAAGAAAACATTTAAAACCCATTTACAGTCCATTAAATCTCCCCTAGCCCCTCTTTACAAAAGAAGAGGTAAGTTAGATGAAATGGGCTGAATAGTGTGTTTTAACATAAACGAGAAAACATCATGCGATACACTAAAGCAAAATATATTCAACTTATCCATATTGCCAAGCACAAGCTGTCAATTGATGAATCAACTTATCGTTCTTTATTAATGAATTTGACAGGAAAAAGTACGTGTAAACAGATGAAAGTTACAGAGTTAGATAAAGTGTTAAGTGCACTAGAAACGAAAGGTTTTCAAAATAACGCAGCAAGTTTTCACAAAAAAACTCATACTTCAAACTATCACAGTCCAAGTTCAGGAAAAGCCGTAGTCAAACACGATATTGCTTTAAAAATTCGAGCTGTTTGGATTGATATGTCAAAACAAGGCTTTTTACGCGATGGTTCGGAAGAAGCATTAAATCAATTTGTGCGTAATGTGATCAATCCCATATTAAAGCCTGAAAAACTAATGGTGTTGGGTGTAGCTGCATTAGATTACAGACAAGGAACGATTGTATTAGAACGCTTGAAAAAGTGGCGTGAGCGAGAAATAAATAGGAGCTAAATGATGAGTACAAATGCAGATATTTTTGATGAAAAAGCACCTGAAATCTTAGCTGATTTAGCTAAACATATTGAAACTCAATTATTAACGAAAGTAAAAAGCAACGAGTTCAACTCAGAATTAGCCAAACAAATCGGTATTGAAGTCGCAAGCCATATCGCTCAAAGCTGGGGCGGTGAAGTTATTTATATACCACGTAATCTCGTCTTATTGCTTAGTGAGCGCGACCGCAAAATTTTTAATGAATTTAACGGCTCAAATCACCGAGAACTTGCACGAAAATACAACGTTTCTATGCAATGGATTTATCAAATCGTGAAGAAAGTCACGAAAGAAGAAATTGCAAGACGGCAGTTTGATATGTTTAGTGAAAAATAACCTAAAAAATCACCATTAAGTAGTTTTTTAGGTGTAGAATGCGAGAATTTAAACATAAAAGGAGATTATTAAAATGAAAAAATGGCTTGTTATTACGTTAATGATGTTAGGAATCACAGCATGTGGAGAACCTGAAGATCCTAATGCACCAACTCAAGCAGAAAAAGATACCCTAACACTTGCTTTCATCAATAAGATAAAAAAAGACTCTAGTGGTGCAGTTGAGTGTAAAACCAAACAAGTAAATAATCGTTATTATGTTGGATGTGCTTTGATTTCTCTAGATGGTCGTGGTAATACATACATATTCCTTTACAATAAAGACAAAGACCCTGTAAAACGCTTTTATGCTCTTAATGGTACGGCAATGACCATTTATGATAACTATTTCAAGAATGAATCTTTATTGGGAAGTTATAAAGATACTTTTGGCTTACCAATGGAAAAGGATATTGACTTAAGTTTGATTCAAAAATCATTTGAAGAGAAATAGTTTCTTTAAACCACTTTAAAATCAATTTAAACCCCATTTTACTATACTCCAGTTATTAAGAATGACTTGATAATTGGAGTTTTTTTATGGCTATTCATCACATTGTTATCCACTGCTCTGCCACAACCAACGGCAAACCTCTCCGAACAAGCTCACAAAGTGCCGCCGAACGCATCGACGAATGGCATCAAAAACGGGGATTTAAACGCAATCCTACTTATATCAAACGTTTTGACCCGCACCTAAAGCACGTGGGCTACCACTTCATTATTGATACTAACGGCACGGTTGAGACAGGACGTGAAGTGGGGGAAACAGGTGCACACGTTAAAGGTCACAATCAAAATTCTATTGGCATTTGTCTTGTGGGAGGCATCACTGGTATGGGTAAAAATCACGGTGAATATACTCGCAAACAATGGCAAGCCTTGCACAAACTCTTACGCAAGCTAGAAAGCCGATTTCCCAGCTCTCGTATTTGTGGACATCGTGATTTAAGTCCAGATTTAAACGGCGACGGCACCATCACCCCTAACGAATGGCTGAAAGATTGTCCTTGTTTTGATGTTTGGGAATGGCTCGACAGTGAGCAAGTGATTAATGATGAACACTTATTTGAATAAGGAGCATTATGAGTGCATCAATAAAAGTTAAAGTAAGTCGGTCATTAAAAGGTAAATCCTTTCAAAAACTCAGTAATAACGCTAAGCAAAATCAACGATTAAACAGTGGAGTCACAGCCGCTAATGCATTTTATCTGTTATGGGGATATTGATAATGAAAAGAGAAATTCGAGGAATAACATTTTTTTCTTTAGTGTGGGAAATCATGATTTTTGGTGGTTTTATTAAGGAGCCAAAAAATGAAAAAACTGAATGAACTTATTACTAACACAGATGGACGTTTATCAACAACAGGCACAATTCAATTTGGAGGTGCGTTATTGATGGCAATTATTCTAGCGATTTGTGTGTATTTAGACAGATCTTATGTACCAGAGCTATTCATGACATTTGCAATCTTTTGTGGCGGAGGCGTCGCAACAAAAGGCTTTGCAAACGCGATGGAAAGACGACAGGGAGGACGTGAATGAACTTACAAGTGATTGTTGTCTGCACAACATTTTTTATTTTGTTATGTGGTTATGTTTTCTTCAGGTTAAAGCAAGCACAGCGACGAGTTGAAAAGCTGATAGAAGAAAATGCACAACTGCAAACAGAAAAAGCTGTAGCCCAAACACAGATTAAACATCATCAAGTGAGACAAAAAAATGAAGAAAACATTGTTAGCACTAGCCGTGAGCGGATTATTGACAGATTGCACAACCAAAACGATCTCCGTGATTAACCCGAGTTGTAGTGGTTTTAGATTGATTAAGGCAAGCCGTCAAGACTCAACGGAAACCTTACGACAGATACTGGTACATAATCAAACTTATAGGGAAATTTGCCCAATTCAGGGAGAGAAAAAATGACAATCAATGTGGAGTTTTGGCATTTAGTTGGATTACTGATCTCATTTTTAGGGTGCTGTTTTGGGTTTGCGAAGATGCTGGTTGCACAGTTTCAAAATTCACTGAGCGAGCGACATCATAATCAAATGAAAGTGAATGACAAAGTTGAGGACATTGAAAAACAGTTAAATCAGATGCAATCAGCATTACCACTTAACTACGTGCTACGTGATGATTACATCCGAGGACAAGCTATTCTTGAAGCCAAAATGGATGCACTACACAAGACATTAAGCGATTTATACAAAATGGAGAGTACAAGATGATGGAAAAAGCACGACGAGAAGGTATGCGTTGGCAATTATTGAATGTGCTACATAAAGCAATGCCGTATACAACGAGTGAGCAATTTTTACTTGACGTCATTCGTGGTATTTACCCAAACGTAACCGCATTAGAGATTCGCCAACAATTGGAATATTTACAAGACAGAAAGCTCATCAGCATTGATAAGCAACCGCACGGTGTATGGTTTGCCGATATTCATCGCTTAGGTGTGGATATTGTGGAATACACCATTGATTGTCAGGCTGGTATTGCCCGTCCTGAAAAATATTGGGCATAAGGGGGATATATGGCTCCACGTTCTTCTATTGAACAACTGCCAGAAGACGTCCGCCGTTGGCTGGAAAGAGCGTTAACGGAAAATGGCTTTGCAGGTTATGTAGAACTGGAAAAGCTATTGAAAGACAAAGGCTATTCAATCAGTAAGTCGGCGATTCATCGTTATGGTCAGAAAATTGAGGGACGTTTGAAAGCGATTAAAGAAAGTGCAGAAATTGCCAGCCAATCCTGACACTGCCCGTGGTTTCTCTGCCAATGTGTTTTTAGATGAATTTGCCTTCCATCAAGACAGCCGAGAAATCTGGAAAGCCTTATTCCCCGTCATATCCGCAGATTGGAAATTGCGAGTTGTGAGTACCCCAAACGGCAAAGGGAACAAATTTTATGAACTGATGACCGACCTTAATAATACAGAATGGTCACGTCATACCGTGGATATTTATCAAGCTGTTGCAGACGGCTTACCTCGTAACATTGAACAGCTACGTAAGGGTTTAAATGATGAAGATGCTTGGGCGCAAGAGTTCGAATTGAAATGGCTTGATGAAGCAAGTTCATGGCTCTCTTATGATCTGATTGACGCTGTAGAACATCATCAGGCAGGCATTCCTGAGCTTTACACAGGCAATCCTTGTTTTGTAGGGATGGATATTGCGGTTCGGGGGGATTTAACCGTGATTTGGGTCATTGAATTAGTGGGTGACGTGTACTGGACAAGAGAAGTGATAACGCTCAAACGGGTTGCTTTGAGAGAGCAACTTGCTGAATTAGACCGAGTATTTAATCAATACCACGTCATCACCTGTTATCTCGACCAAACAGGCATGGGCGAAAAAATGGTGGAAGATGCGCAATACAGCCACGGTAAACGCCGAGTACAAGGGGTGTTATTTAATGTCGCCACCAAACTGAATATGGCAACTATTGGTAAAAATGCCTTTGAAGACAGACAAATTCGTATCCCCCAAGGCGACACCGATTTGCGAGAAGATTTACACAAACTCAAAAAGGTGACTGGCTCAAATGGCGTGCCACGCTTTATCGCTGAAAGTGATTCAAAAGGACACGCTGACCGGACTTGGGCGTGCTTTCTTGCCCTCACTGCTGCTAAAGAGGGGGTAATTATGCCAATCAAAGCCCAAAGCCGAAAACCAAGAACAAGCAGAAAAATGACACAAGGATATTAATATGGCGAAGAAATTTGATTTAGTGAAAGAAATAGCGGTGCGTTCTCACGCCATTGATTATTTCAGTATGGGGCAATATCTCCCTAATCCTGACCCCGTTTTAAAGAAAATGGGGCGTGATATTTCTGCTTACCGTGAAGTCTTGTCAGATAGTCACGTGGCAGGTTGTGTCCGACGTCGTAAAGCGGCTATCAAAGGTTTAGAGTGGCGAATCACCCCAACAGGTAATGACAAAACCGACGAAATCCTGAACACACTTTTTGAGCGTCTTCCCCTACCTCAAATTATTACTGAAATGTTAGATGCCGCTTTGTTTGGTTATCAAGTGCTCGAAGTGATGTGGGAAAACCAAAATGGTTTGTGGTTACCAGCAGAAGTCATTGGTAAGCCACAAGAATGGTTTGTCTTTGATGAGCAGAATCAACTGATGTTACGAGATAAAGAGAACCGTAACGGCAAACTTGTTCCTGAGAAAAAGTTTTTGCTGACGACCCAAGAAGCCAATTATACCAATCCTTACGGAAAATCCGATCTCGCTTTGTGCTTTTGGGCTGCAACCTTTAAACGAGGTGGCTTTAAATTTTGGCTAGAATTTACCGAAAAATACGGTTCGCCTTGGTTGGTCGGCAAACATCCTCGCCAAGCACAAACACACGAAATCGAAGATTTGTTAGATAGCCTCGAACAAATGATTGGTACTGCTGTTGCTGCAATCCCTGATGATAGCTCCATTTCAATGCTAGAAAGCGCAAGCAAAGGTGGCTCTTCACAGGTCTTTGATGAATTTTTAAAGTATTGTAAGTCTGAAATTGCCATTGCTTTACTCGGGCAAAATCAAACCACCGAACAAGAAAGCAATCGTGCGTCAGCTACCGCTGGGCTTGAAGTAACAAAAGAAATCCGCAATGAGGATGTTACCCTCGTTGAAAGCGGTTTTAATCAGTTATTGAATTGGATTTGTGAGCTCAATTTTAATATGGAAACCTTGCCTAAATTTGAACTTTACGAACAAGAAAGCATTGATAAAGTTCAAGTAGAACGTGACCAAATTTTATCGCAAATGGGGGTGAAATTTACCGCTCAATATCTTCACCGCACCTATGGTTTTGAAGATGGTGATATTGAATTAACCGTCAATAACACGCCAAAAACCGCAGAGTTTAATGAGCCAACATTGCCATCGAATATCACAGATGGAATCGTTGAACAGTTAGAGGTAGAGGGTGAAACTTATATTGAAGATTGGATGCAAACCATTAAAGATAGATTGAGTCAAGCTGAGAGTTTGGAAG